TGCTTATTTCAACACAGAACCAATAGTAAATGGATACACTGGAACATCAGCAAGTCCTAATTATACTAAGATTGCAGTTGGAGATGGTCTTTGGGGACAAGATGCACAAGGCATAAACTACAGTAGTTTAGGAAATGTATCTTACACATTCACTGGTGGTAAAGATTATAGTTCTGGAACAGGAAACTATACAGCAACACTAGGTGGACTACTAACATCATATAACTTATTTGAGAATAAGGATGATGTTGAAATTGACTTCTTGATGATGGGTCCTGGATTAGGTACAGAGAGTGAAACACAAGCAAAAGCAAACTTACTGATTGCTCTTGCTAATAAGAGAAAGGATTGCATGGCAACAATTAGTCCTCATAGGGCAAATGTTGTTAATGTATCTAATACAACAACACAAACTACTAATGTGTTGAAGTTCTTTAGTCCTTTATCATCTTCATCATATTGTGTATTTGACAGTGGATACAAATACATGTTTGATAGATTCAATAATGAGTTCAGATTCATCCCATGTAATGGTGATGTTGCTGGAATGATGGTAAGAACTGGAATACTTGCATTCCCTTGGTTCTCACCTGCTGGACAACAAAGAGGAATCTTGAATAATGCTATCAAATTAGCATATAGTCCAAGCAAAGATCAAAGAGATCTACTTTATTCATCTAGAATTAATCCAATTATTAATCAGAAAGGAGCAGGCATACTACTCTTTGGTGATAAAACTGGATTAGCATATGCATCTGCATTTGATAGAATAAATGTTAGGAGATTATTCTTAACAGTAGAACAATCACTTGAGGGAGCAGCAAATGCTCAACTCTTTGAACTCAATGATGTTAACACAAGATCTAATTTTGTGAACATTGTTGAACCATTCTTAAGGGATGTTCAAGCTAAGAGAGGTCTATATGACTTCCTAGTTGTTTGTGATGAAACTAATAACACCCCTGATGTTATTGACAATAATGAGTTTAGAGCTGATATTTACTTGAAACCAACCAAGTCTATCAACTTTGTTACTCTAACCTTCGTTGCTACCCGTACTGGTGTTAGCTTTGAAGAAGTTGTAGGAACTGTTTAACCATTATATGAATAACATAAGGAGGACTTAAAACAATGGCTGAAACAAGAACACTTTCACAATTTAAAGCAAAACTGATTGGCGGCGGTGCTAGACCCAATCTATTTGAAGTATCAATTCCTACTTTTCCTACAGCAATTGCTGAAGCATGGAGTCCTGGAGATGATGCTGAAAATGGTATCTTTAAATTTTTATGTAAATCAACTGCACTACCTGCATCTAATCTAGGTAGTATAGAGATTCCTTTTAGAGGAAGAACACTTAAAGTTGCTGGAGACAGAACATTTGATGATTGGACAGTTACAATTATCAATGATGAAGACTTTAAACTAAGAACAGCATTTGAAAGATGGTCAAATGTTATGAGTAGATTAGATGATGCAACTGGAGTTACTAACCCATCTTCTTATATGACTGATGGATATGTTCAACAGTTAGGTAGAGGTGCTAGTGCTGCTACAGGAACACCTTCAGAAGGAGAATCATCAATTCTTAGATCTTATAAGTTCTTTGATATATTTCCAGCAACAGTTGGAGAAATAGCAGTAAGTTATGATACAACTGATGACTTAGAAACATTTGATGTAACATTTAGATATCAGTACTTCACAATTGGTAACTCAGCTCAATCTAGTGGTGGTGCTGGTGGAGAGGTCTTGATTACTTAATAAATAGTGCTATAATAGTATAAAACAGATATACCATGGCGAGATTATTTGGATTCTCCATTGAAGATACAGACAATACACCTGCTAGCGTAGTATCTCCAGTCCCTCCTAACAATCAGGATGGATCAGAGTACTACGTCAGTTCTGGGTTTTATGGATCATATGTAGATATTGAAGGAGTTTACAAAACTGAAAATGATTTACTTAGAAGATATCGTCAGATGTCTTTGTATCCAGAGTGTGATAGTGCAATAGAAGATATTGTAAATGAAGCAATTGTATCAGATACTCATGATAAACCTATAGAAATAGAATTATCAAACTTAAATGCTAGTGATGGTATAAAGAAAAAAATTAGAGAAGAGTTTGCATATGTATGTGAATTATTAGATTTTGATAAAAAAGCACATGAAATCTTTAGAAACTGGTATATTGATGGTAAATTATATTATAATAAGGTTATAGATCAAAAAAATCCTAATGCAGGTATTCAAGAATTGAGATATATTGATGCATCAAAGATGCGTTATATACGTCAGATGAAGAAACCTAAAAATAATGGTCAACAGAGTTTAGCACGTCAAGGTGCAGCATCATATGATTTTCCTGAGATAGAAGAATACTTCATGTATACTCCTCAAGCTCCAAACACACCATACACAACTAGTGGTGGAAATGCAGCAAAAGGAATTAGATTAACAAGAGATTCTATTACATATTGTACATCTGGACTTGTAGATAGAAATAAAGGATCAACATTATCTTGGTTACACAAAGCAATTAAACCTCTTAATCAATTGATGATGATTGAGGATAGTCTTGTAATTTATAGATTATCAAGAGCACCAGAAAGAAGAATATTCTATATTGATGTTGGTAATCTACCAAAAGTAAAAGCAGAACAATATCTCAGAGATGTCATGATGAGATATAGAAATAAACTAGTATATGATGCTAATACTGGTGAGATGCGTGATGATAAAAAATTCATGTCCATGATGGAAGACTTCTGGCTACCTAGAAGAGAAGGTGGTAGAGGAACTGAAATTACAACATTACCTGGTGGACAAAATCTTGGTGAAATTACTGATATTAATTACTTCCAAAAGAAATTATACAGATCATTAAATGTACCAGAAACTAGAGTTGCTGGTGGAGATGCAGGTTTTTCATTAGGAAGATCATCTGAAATTTTAAGAGATGAAGTTAAGTTTAGTAAGTTTGTTGGTAGAATGAGAAAGAGATTTACACATCTCTTTAGTGATATTCTAAGAACTCAATTACTTCTAAAAAATGTAATTACTCCAGAAGATTGGGAGATCATGTCAGATCATATTCAATATGATTTCTTATATGATAATCACTTTGCTGAACTTAAAGATTCTGAATTATTACAAGAAAGATTAAATCTTGCTGGTGCTGCTGAACCTTATGTTGGTAAATATTATTCTGCTGATTATATAAGAAGAAAAGTTCTTAGACAAACTGATCAGGAAATTATAGATCAAGATAAACAAATTGAAAAGGAAATAAAGGAAGGAATTATTCCTGATCCAAATGTTCCTGTTGATCCAGTAACTGGACAACCTATTGTTCCACAAACTAATGGACAAATGGGTAAAAACACATTAGATGTTGAAGTAGAAGAGGATAAATTTGAAACTTCTGAAACTCCATCTGGTGGAGAGATATAAATAACCTTATACGACTATATTAATTGGTATGGAAGAACTTATGGATTTGCTTGTGAGTGATGAATCACCTGCACAAGTAAGCGATAAAATAAAAGATATTCTCTACTCTAAAAGTGCAGAGAAAATTAAAGATGTAAGACCAGATGTTGCAACTTCATTATTTGATGATGGTGAAGTTGAAGACTCTGAAGAAACAACTGATGAAGTGGATACAGAAGTAGAAGCAAATGCAGATACTGAAGTTGAAGATCAACCTGCAGAACCTACTGCAAAACTTTTCTAAATAAATTATAGGATTAAAGTAACCTTATAAAATAATGGCATTACAACCCGTTGGAAGTGGATCATCAATAGCTAGTGGAGCGTCTGCATCTCATGCAAAATTTGCACATCAATCTGATGTAATAAGAGTTTATGCTGATGGATGCACATCAACTGTTGCTGTTGGAAATACTGCTGTAGCAGCAGCTACTGATTTCATTGTTCCAGCAAATCATGAGCCTGAATCTATCAACATAGGAAGACCAAGTGCTCAAAGAGTAGTTGGTGTAACAACTACTAACACAAATACTGTTATTGATTTTCCAGAAGGAACTGGTAGTCCATTTTTTGTTGGACAAAGAGTAAGTTTAACTGTAACTGATCCTCAGAATAGACATTTTGAGTTTACAGATAAAGCAATTGAAAGCATTAACAATACTGCTGGACTTGATGGTTTCTTTGGAACAAG